TTGCAATTGAAATGTAGTGGTAGATGGAACTGTTCCAACTTTAAATGCATTACCGTTTAATTGAGTCATACCAACAACATCTGTAATATCAAAACTATCACCAGCTATCAATCCATGAGCTGCTGATGTGGTTACTACTCCAGGATTAGCTTTAGTAATGCCACTAATTGTAATTTTATTTTTTTGTTCTCCAACTTTAAACACACCACCATTAAACTGTGTTATGCCACCAATGTTTGCAAATGTAACAAAATCACCTTTGCGTAAACCATTATCTAAAGTTGTAGATACAACTCCGGGATTGGCTTGTGTGATGGCTGATACAATAAAATCAGTTCCAGTTGTTAATGTTGGTGTTGAAAACGACCATGAAGTATGGGCAGTTCTTGATAGTTTACGAATAGCATACGATGGATGAGTGATATACATAACATCAGCTGATTGTGCGTATTTTAAATCAGCTAACACACTATGAGGATATGGTGATGTAATTTCGTATATTGGATAAACTACACCTCCTGATGCATATGTTGTTAATGATGTTGTATTAAAATTAGTTCCGTCAGTATTTAATAGTTGAAATGTAGTTGATGATCCAACTGTGCCAACTCTAAATTGTCGGCCATTTAATTCTGTCATACCAACTATGCCATCTAAAATAACATAATCACCAGCTGTCAGTCCATGTGTAGCAGATGTCACTACACCTGGGTTGGCTTTGGTAATAGCTGATATGTTTAAACCAGTTTTTGTGATAATGCCGTTGTCTTTATAGAAACGAACATACTCGTCACCAAACTCAAGTATATATGTTTGTGTTGTAGAAAACTCAAACGGTATAAGTCTGTGAGCTGTGCCATTTGTACCACGTTTAGCTTCGGCAATAAATTTAGTGCCTGGCCGTCTAGCAGCAGTACCATGTGGATAGACAATCATGTTTTCAACTGTCTTACATCCAACTTTGTACTTTTCTAAATCTATACGACCATCTAACTGATCTGATAGTTCACCACCAGTAAAACTGGTGTACGGGTAGGCTGATCTTGCCATTAAAACCTCGATGCAATAAATGGAAAGTCTGCATCAATTTCATCTGGCATACCTTCGGTAGCATCTGCAAATCGTGCATCTTTTAATTTCTCTTTGTATCGTTCTTCCATAATCTGAATCATTGTTGTTGATCCAGTTATGCCGTATGCAATATCAGCTGCAAGTGCAGCTGTTAATGTTTCTACTAAACTTGTATCGTATTGTGTGGTGTCAGTAATTTTTGCCACATATAAAATTTTCATTGTTGTGGCATCTGTTAAAATTTTTCTTGCCTCTACTTTAAAATCTACATCATCTCTCATTTCAAATGTTTGCAGCACTCTTAGGCAATCAGCTGGCAATGTATAAGCATACGAATACTCATAAGCTGGTGCTGTTGCGTCAGCTGCAATACTGACTCGTTTTAATAAACAATTCCACGGATGTTCACGAAACACACGATCTCTTACCATGTCGTATCGTTGATTTAACATTCGTGCATTTTTGCTGTCATCTGACAGACTTATAATTGTTGAAGCCCCTAATTGGTTTAATGCTCCATTACAAATATCGACTTGTGAACTCATAAATTTTTCCTAAAATTATTTTTTATTTTTTTTTAGCTAAAATTAAAAAAAGCGTTTTTTTATTTTTTTTTATTTAATAAAATCAATGTGCGTGTTTTGCTAAGTCATTGATTTGTGTTTCAGATCACCAAAATCCAAAAACCCATATGTTATAATAGGGTGAAAGGAGGTGATAATATGAAAAAATCAAAAACAAAAATCAAATTAAAAAAGGTTCTAAAAAAAGATCCTTACCTAGAAAAAGAAATGAACAGAAAAATGAATATTTTATCTGGTACTATTTCTAAATTTTTAAAAAATTAAATTATAGTAAAGGGGCAGTAAAGACTGCCCCGATACTTTTTTGCTTAGTGCTTAGTTTACAACGTAGTGAATGTTGAAGCTCATATCACCAGCAGTACCACCAGCAGCAGCCATTGTAGCAGCTACATAGTAATATCCACCTGGATCACTTGAGTCTCCAGCAAGCTCATACATCTTCTGACCAGCAGTGTTGATGTCAGCAGCTTCAAAACGAACATCTGCCATAGCAGCAGCATCTGCAACAGCCGTTGCAAATACATCTTCGTCTTTTACTACTCCAGCAGAAGTGTAAATTCCAATATTGAACGTACACGATCCACCTAAGGTATCTGAACCAACAAATAGTTGAGATACAACAGCATTACTTGGTATTGGTGCAAGCATAACGACATCATCGTTATCACTGTCACCAGCAGCAAGTGCAATAGTGCCTTGTGCTACACGGACAACTCCGTGTAACAATCCAGCATCATTTGCAACCTGAGGAGCAGCTTCAAAATTAGCCACTAAGTCTGAGTTTTTAGTACCCATAATTTTATCTCCTATCTATTATTCGTTACAAGGGATTTGGAAAACTTTGTTTTCTTCCATTCTAACTGCACCTATATCCATGCAAGTGTAAACTTGTGTGGCATAAGATTTGTCAGGTCGAACATCAATTTTAGCAGTGATATCTTTACCAACGCCTAATTTGATGCTGTCTTGAGTGAAAGCAAAAGCTAATCTGTCATCCGTGTTTGTTGCGTCAAAGTTTAATCTATTAGACAAGATGAATTTGAAACCCATAAAAGTATCAATATCACCAGCTGCAAGAGCTTTAACAGTGTTAAAATCACTTGATGTTACTTGAGTAGTACCAAGTAAATCAGCAATCTGAGTTGCCCCACATACAATGTATCTAGGGATTGAAGGATCTACATCATTCAAGTCAAAGAACTTTTTAGCTGCAATCATTTTTGCAATTGTTAGTCCGTCAGCTTGGTTAGCTGTTGCAAATTTACTTCCTGATGGAAGTGCAACAGATGTTGCACCAGCAACACCAGCTTGTGCTGATCCTTGTAAAGCAGAAATGATAACATCATCCATTGATCTTCCCATTGCAGCAGCAGCAGCTTTTGCATAAGAAGAAGTTGGATCAATTAGCATTCTCACTTTGTCTTGCTCATCGATAAGGTCAGCCCACTCATACGAGCTTAGGCTTAATCTTCTTCGTGAGTGTGGAGTGTCAATTTGAGGGGTATCTGCATGTCTTGACGTTCTAACCTGAGCAGCTGTTACACCGACCTGGTCGAAAAATGCATTTTTACCCGTCACGTTTTCAACATCCACAGCAGCTCTCAAACGGCTTCCCATTTGTTGAGCTAACATAGCCACGTTAGAACTATACTGTTCTACGAAGGCTGTGGTTATTTGTGTTGACATAAAATGTCTCCTTGTTGTTAAGTTTAAGTTTTATTGTCAGCCAATTATCCCGTAGGGTTGTCTTACATTTAACACCTGGTAGGTGATAGTCTGTCCTATTGTCTTTTAGAGCTGGTAAACCAGTTGTTCTAAATAGTGGTTAGCCTGAGACTATTTCTCTCAATGCTAAAACTTTTTGCACCGTTGCCTCGTGTTGAGGATCCATCTTATTCCAGTACGGACTATTAGGTGCAGTTAAATCGTTAATTTGCTGTTGCATGTTTGCATTAGACGATGCAGCTGTTTTGTCTCCAGCAAATACATCTTCTGATACTATGCTTGCCATTTTTGATAGACCTTTAATTAATGCTGGATTATCTCCAAGATTTGATCCATCTGATAATTGCAAACCAAAAACATCTTCACCAAAAAATTGTTTTCCAACATTGGATGCTTTGTTAAGATTTTCTTCGTAACTTCGGCCCCATTCTTCACGCAATTCTCTTTGGCTTTGTTCTTGTGCTAGTACAGCATTGTTTTCTAAATCAACCATTGATTGACTTGATATGCTATTATAATAATCAAGCAGTCCTTGTGCTTGTGCTGGTGACAATCCATGCTTGTGAGCTGTTTCTTTAAAACTACTCATCAATTGTTCATCAATTGGTTCACCTTCAGCAAGTTCTGCTTTTAGTTCATAACCATTCGGATCTGACGGTCTACCTAATTTATTGTAGATGTCACTCCATTCTTCTTCAGTTGTATTAGCTCCTGGCACTACCATCTTGTCTTTGCCAATCATTGACTCAGCATTGATGTAGCTTTTTGCTAATGTTGATACGTCACTAAACTTTTCTAGTGATGCGTTTGTTCTTAGTTCCTCTGGTAAACTGTCTCTCCAGCTTGCAACTGTTTCTTCAGTTGTTGCTACTGGAGTTTCTGTTGCAGTTGACTCAGACGGTTGGCTTTGTTCTTCGACAGCCGTTACCTGATCTTCTGACATAATTGTCTCCTTATGTTATGATTAAATAAATTAAAATTAATACGACAGCAGCTGAGATAATTTTTATTTTCTTATCTGCGTTCCACCATAGTAAAAAATATTGTTTTAATTCTTCCATTAAATTTTCCTATTTAAGATGTTTATTACAAACAAAATGACGGCACGTTGACCTTCCATAAAAGCTGATTCATGTGAATCATTTTTTACATTGGTTGTGCTAAACAAGTGGCATCGTTTTTGTAAATCTTCTAAGACT